CGCCAGTGTAATTGGATAGTCCCGACTGAGACCAGGTCAGACTCGTACTATCTTTTATCTGGAAGTTTTCTTTTATCTGATGTTTTGTGAAAAAAAAAAAATTTTTATATCAATCGGAACTGCGTCAATTAAAGCGATTATATAAAAACTCAGCTTCTCGAGGCTTGATAAACTTCGTATTTTCAAAACTCAATTTTACTGTTGTTAAATCAGGGGACTGCTTTTACTGTTTCGTTTATTATAAAATGGAAGGAAATTATCAGATGTTTTCAAATGTTAATAACTTAAACAGTACTAATATTATACTAGCCGGAAAAGGAATGACTGGTATTGAGGCTCAATGTGTTGCAGTTCGTGAATCAGTTAATTATTTTAAAAATGTTGTTACACCGATGAATGTGGGAAAAAATTTAGAATGCATTCATAATGATAAGTCACTGATTCCAGCGGATATTATAGGTATGCCAAAAATACCTTATAAAGATCCAAAAGTACCCGCTGTGCCTGATTATGTCCTAATAGCTACTTACAATGCTGCTGCTCCTTCTCATTATAAGTATCGTAATTTGCGATGTGAAATATGTCAAGAAAATTGCAATTACAGGGGCGTTCATCTAGCTTGTTGCAAAGCATATGTTCATTATGGTTGTTTACACTATACCTATAGAAAAGCAAAATGTGGTTTATGTCCTCTGTGTAAATGGCCTATTGAATTAGGGAAAAACCGTTTGCTTGATGAAATTGAAAATGTTACAATAACAGGTAATGATAAGAACGCTAGGACAACAGCAGTTTATAAAATGTTAGTTGATACACGCATGGTCCAAGACGCTGAAAAGTTGCGTCGTGCGTATATCGAGATGGAACGACAATTAGATTTCGCTCGATTCAAAGGCACATTGAAGAGTCCAGATTTCTTTGTGCATGCTTCATATGGGATGTCCTATCCCACGGGTACTAAATGTTCTTTGTATCTATCTGAAGCACTTAAAAATGGTGAACCCACAGGAAAAATATCAATATGTAAACCTACTAAGAAAGAAGCATTTCTTGAAACTGTGGAATATATCATTAATCAACTACATAAAATTTCAAAATTGTGTAATGGAGAAGACATATCACAAGAAGATTTTAATGATATAATGGGTAATGTTCTATACTCTATATCTCTAAAAATTGAGGCTCTTCAAGATCATGAGAAGCAGAGATTATTCTTTGTGCCAATGTTGATAAAATTTATAATAGATAAAATGATTTTTTATCCAGTGGTGAAATCACTGTATGGTCAAGGATGTTATATGGTTGGATTTAAATGGGCGGGTGGAGGCGCTCGAAAATTGTTTGATTTCCTAGGAGGAGAATTAAGCGACAGTAATCCTACAAGATATTTTTGGGAATGGGATATACGTAGGATGGATCAGGCTGCGAAAGCGGCCCAGATCGCTATGAATTATGGATTATTGATAAAGGCATATAATCAACGAGATGAAAATTTCGTGTGGTTGAAGAAATTAGCTGCATGGTCAATTGATAATAGTGCATCTAAGATATGTAAATGGTTCGGTGATGAAACTTGGAGAATAGTAGTTGGAATATTGTTTTCTGGGGATTACTTAACGAGTTATAGTACTACAATCACATCTTATGTCGCATTCCTATATTATTTAATCCACTTGGAGGAAATTGTTAAACATAAAAATCAACTCACCTATTTGGAGCCACTTCAGAAGTTGATACAAAATACCACTGCTAAGTTCTTTGGTGATGATGGTATAAGTGGTTTTGATAGGTCACTTCAAAAGATAGTTTATATGTCTAAATCAATGTTGGAAAAGAGAACAAAGATAGGTTTAGAAGCTCCAGATTTAAGCTATCCT